AAAGGTAGCCGCGTTGGCTTTCATCAACTAGAGTCAACAAATCATCTGACGACAACACAGGCTGCCTATCAGCACTGCACATACGTGCTAGGTCTAAAGCGATTTGTTCTCTTGTTTTCATATGTTAGAAGCCAAGTGGGTAGGTGGGATTTTCCCACCTACCCACTTATGGATTACAGAACTACTTCGTAGCCCGTAGCACCATGCTGAGCAGCCGTAAACGGTGATTCCTTTGCACGGCTCAGGATACAGGTAACACCTGCAAGAAGACCCGTGGAGGTACCAGCAAGGGAGAAACGGAGGTAGCGACGACGCTTCTTCATATCCAACTCGTAGATATAAAACTTTCCGTTGTCTGTGGATGCGACGATGGTAGCAACGTTAGCGGTGCCAGCAATGTCAACCCAGTTGGAGTTGTCATCCGACTCCTGCAACTTGAGTCCACCGATTGCAACAGTCGTGGAGATAACTCCAGCCTGTACAACAACAGTAGCGTAGTCAAATTTGACGCCAAGTTGAACAGAGTCAACTGCTGTACCGGTAACAGTCGAAGTGACTGCAATCGGTGCAAGCATCGTCATGAATTTGGAATCTTGAATCTGAATCATGTCAGTTTTCCTCTAGAGGGGTTTCTCAACCCCTCTATTCATTTCAGTGATTACTACGAAGCGGCAGTAATCAGACCAACGATAGGACCGGGCTGGCGGAGCGAAGCCGTAGCAGAAGCGTTTCCAACGTCATGGACGTTGATATCGTAACGCTGTGTACCACGGAGCGTCAACTCATCGGTCGTGAAGGCAGCATGCTCGGAGAGAGCAAGCGTAACGTCACGGCGGTCACCAAGCATGGAGCCAAGGCGAAGGTCGCCAAGGAGACAACATACCTGTGAGTTAGCTTCATCCTTAGGCATGACCTGTGCGAACTCCACTGGGTAACCCATGAAGTACTGGCGTGGGATGCCGTTGATGATTTCGGTCGAAGTAACACCACCGGTTGCTTCAGCCAACTTACACATGACCTCATGGTAAAAGGAGCGGTGAACAATCCACCGTGCACCAGCACCGTCAGCGTACTGTGGAAGACGACCGATAACCTTGCGGAAGTCAGACAGAATCAACTCGGAGTAAGCGTTTCCGGTTCCAACAACGAGACCAGCGATGTTAGCGATGGTACCGTCAAGACCCTTGATTTTCTCACGGACACCGACAATACCGCCATAAGTGGAAGTACCGTCACCGTTGAATCCAGCGTTGTCTTCAGCGTTTGCAAATGCATATGCGATTTCGTCGGAAACCGTGTTTGCAATTTCAATCGTGGAGTCTTCGTTGAGTTCAGCAGTCAACTTAGCAATAACGCCAAGTTTCTTGGTTACCAAGCGAACACGGTCCCAGTTGAGTTCGGACTCGTTGATGGTTGCGCCTTCTCCAACGTAGAACGCTGTCAAGCCACCCTTACGGCGTGGGCGGGACTGCGTGTCAGAGGTCATAGGGACAACACGGGTCAGACGGCGGAACACACCATACTGCTCACGGAGGTCAATGAGGTCGTTGAGGAACTCTTCAGGAACAAGGAATCCACCGACTTCGTTCTCGAACTCGTTGTGACCCTTGATTTCAATTCCACGCTCACGGCACCATGTTGCTGCCTTAGCATTTCCAGCAGGTCCACCAAGGAACCACTGTCCAAAGCGGTAAGCCTTGAGTGCGCGCTCCTGTTGCGTGGTACCAGCAAAGTTGGTAACACGGTTTCCAGCAGGGAGGCGGAGTGCCTTCATTGCGTCGATTTCAGCACGGTCAGCAGCAGACTTTACTGCTGGTTCTGGCTTAGGTGCTTCGTATGGAAGTGCGTTTGTCTCGGAAATGGAGCGCAGGGATTTGATACGGAGGGAAATGCCTTCATTCTCTTCAATCAAAGTTGCGGCATCTGCCGGGTCAAGGTTCATGTCTGCGAGAATAGCCTGAGCGGTAGCCTTGTTGGCTTCCATCTTGGACTCAAGCGAGTTGATACGGGAAATAATATCCATATCTATACCTTTCTAGTTTTGCATTCTCTGTGCGAGAAGTTTGCGGGTCAGTTCATCTCGCATGCGACGAGCTTGCTCATCATCATACGATTTGACATCTTCCTGAACTGGTTCTTCAGTCTCTTCCGTTGCTTCCACAACTTCGGTTTCCTCTACTACCAATTCTTCAGCGGTTTCAGTAACAACTTCATCAGTCACTACTGGCTCAGCGTCTTCTGTTGTTTGTTCAACAACTTCTTCCACTGGTTGAACATCTGCTGACTTGACGTCAACTTCGTCCACTTCGGCTTCTTCCACTGCATCGCACAGTGCCTTCCACCCATGAGAAGCAAGCATCTTTGCTTCCCGGCGAGAAAGACTGAGTACATCACGCACCCGTCGCTCGAATTCGGTAACACTAGTCGGTTTGGACTTAGTGAACATATACTTTAGGTCAACCGCTTCCTTCATAGGACGCTTGCGGTTGTACATATAACTACGTAGCATCGTACCGAAAGTATCAACATTGTTCATGAGGGTTGAATGATACTCATCCATATCCTCTTCTTCAACTTCACCTTCGTTGAGTGCTGTTAGCATCTCTTGGTAAGCCATCATTAAGTGGGAGAGAATGCTAGACAGTGCTTGTGGGTCTACGCCTTCCATCTCCTGCTCCGAGTACATAGGAGGCATTCCGCCACCGTTCATCATCTCGTCAGGCTCACCACGGTATGGACGCTTCTTGCCGGGTCCACACATATCCATGTTGTCTTCTTCTTCGTCTTCGACGTAGCCGGGACGCATCCCGTAACCAGCCATTTCATCGGCAGAAGGACGGTTAGACATAACACGCTTTCGGCGTGGGTACATCCAAGAATATGTATTGACTTCAGGCATTCGCATCTTAGGTTTCACCGCTGGCATAGGCATCATCTGAGGTTTAGGGTAACCACCGCCACATTTCATAGGATTTTCAATCTTCGTCAATGTACCTGCTCGATGAACAGTAAGCACATCTGACAACTCATCATCAGTCATAAGGTTTGCAAAGTTAGATAAAGACTTAGCAAAAGCAAGGTTACGTGGTTCGGCTGGACGTGGAGTAAGGCTTGCTTCAGCAAGAGGCCATACGGTCAGTAGGTTTGAGTCACCATCAAAAGACTTCTCACGAACGACAAGATGACCAGCCGCTCCACTTGAAAAGCCTAAACGACCCTCAACAGCAAGCCGCTTAATCATTTCTCGATACTGGTCAGACATTTGAATCTGACCTTCGTACCAAAGTCCTGCTTCTTTAACAACGATTCGACCTGCGCCGACAGCCTTCTTACCAACGACCGGGTCCATACCGTGAGCATAGTAGAGATTCATTGGCATAGAATCACCTACCTTCATCGGTCGCCCAAAGTCACACTGAGGTGAAAAGACATCGCCTTCAAGGTCTTTGCCGCCAAAGCGTATAAGGTAACCACGAACTTTACCGTCTGTGGTGGCTTTTACTTCATCGCCAAAGCGAATCACAATTTCGTTGTCGTAATCTACTGACATAGTTCTTTCATATCCTCTGCAAACGTCACGCTTGTTCAGAATTGTCTTCGTCTACAGTTAGTAATACATTTAGTGAATCACCTTTCAACCACTTTGCGTATCTTCCGTCACCAAGGACAGACTTCGCTTCGTAGGTTGGCAGTAATTCGAAGGCTTCATCCGCTGATTTAATGGACTTCACTTCTTCTGCAACATCATTTAAATAAAACAACGGAACACACTTGCAACCACTCCCGTGAGTCGTAAATGAACTAGTCAAATTAATATCTGTTCCGTGTACAAACCAGCATTCTGCTTTTGTCGTCACGTCGCAAGGGGTAACCGTCACACATTTGACGTTCTTGTCCCTTATCGTCAAGCGGACTACATCGGTAAAGATATTTTTCGCAGCTTTAGTAAACACAGAAATTATATTAGATACAAAGTCTTCATCTGCGTCAGAAATAGCCGACATAATCAATTCATGTGGTTGACTAAATGAAATATTGTTTGCTAACCTAGCATTGTCAACTATCGTCTCTATTTCACATTCCATCTGATAGTCAAGCTCAGGGGTGAATAGTTGCTTGATGAAGTCTTGTGCTTCTTCGTCACTAATTAACTTCTTGCCATTGAGTACTTCAGAACTTTCATTCAGTTCTTCAATAATCATCGTTGCAAGAGATGACTTTGTTTCATCAAACTTGTCAAGCATCAGACTAGCGGTCGTGACAACGATTGTTTGCAGTCTACGCAAAAGTATTGCCGACGTCTGGACATCAAGACCACTCATCTTGACCATAGTGCCGATTGCGTCAATAGACTCTCGTTGTTTTTTAAATTTGTCTTTGAGTTGTTTGACTGTGCGGTTTACGCTCTGGTCGTACTCATCACTCAGACTTCTCATGATGAGTAGTGCTTCGTCTACACGTTCCGTGCTCATTTGCCTTCACGTTCTTTCATGATGCGGTCACGAATCTTTTTACTCCAAGATGCGCCAGCGTCACCGCCCCACAAATCCCATGCAACCCGTCCATTGCTTGGAAAGCCATCTTGACCACTACTGAATCCAGTAGCCTGTTTATCAACTTCGTGTCGTGAGAAGAATGAGTACATGCGAAGGACAGTGCTCTCGGACAGACTCTCGCCATTCACTAACTGGTTAGCACGTGTCAAACCAATTATTGTCCCACCGGACTTGCCTTCTTTTTTCCACTGAAGTGCACGTCTGGCAGCGGATTGCATGCCAGACGTTGGCTTATAACCTTCAGCCTTTACTTCTTCTAGTTCAACTTCTGTTGCTTTTTGTTCTGGCTGGGGTGTTGGAGGTGTGGTTGGCGGCTCCGGCTGTACCGGTGGTTCTGTTGGTGTTTCGGGTGGTATTGCGCTTGCTTCGACGCCCACTCCAGTCTGAGAGTTGATGCCTTCATCTTCACTTCGTGCTACCTCTCCAATCATCTTTCGGGCTTCAGCCTTATCGATGATTCCAGCAGCATACAGTGTTGTTGCTCTTGATACACGAAG